AGCATCTGGAGTTCAGCGATCCGTACTACGTGACACAGGATTGGCGCCGTGCGTGGCTCGATCCTGGGTTCGGCGACGGGTCGTATGTGCACCGCCCTGTGACGACCATGGACGGGGATCACGTGGTGATCCGGGTGTATCCGACGACGCGGCTGTTGCGGGCGCTCAACGGAGCCTGGGCCGCGAAGATCGCAAAGGCGAAGTGAATGAGATACAGCGATCCACTAGACGAACCAACGACGGCGCTCGGGGAGGGCAGGACATGAAGTACATGAGTTTCGCTGGTTTGACGTACCTCGAATGTCCATGCTGCGGCGACGACGGCGCGGCGTCAGACGGCGAGGGCGGGTTCTTTGACGGCCAACCGCTGATTTGTGGCTGTCCTGGCTGGGTCTTCGTCGATTCAGACGGCGACGAGGATCCGTACATCAACAACGGTGACGCGGAGTGCCGGGGGTGCGGCGATAAGTGGGAGGGCAGGACATGAGTAAGCAGGGCAAGTCGGTCCCGTCCGGCCAGGTGGGCAAGACAGGCGGGCACCTACTGACGGGGCGGGGCTACAACCCATGCTGCCCAGACTGCCGGGCGGAGGTTGCTGCGTTGACGCAGCGCGAGGCGCTGAATCTTCTCGTCGCTGCTGCGGCCTATCTGGAGAAGCGCGTGAGCAAAGCAAACGTCACGCGCTTGCAAGCGGCCTGCAATATCTGGCTGAAGGTGAATCGTCGCGCCATGCGAGGGGAGGGCAGGACATGAGTAAGCAAGAGACGACGGCCGATCTGATTGATCGGCAAAATCCGCCTGAGAGCTACACCTGCGCGGCGTGTGGTGGGACGTTCGCGAAAGGGTGGTCGGACGAGGAGGCGCGCGCGGAATCACGCGCCGTGTGTGGCGTTGATCCAGCCATCGATCCAACGATGGCGGTCGTCTGTGATGTCTGCTACAGGGCCATACTGGCGTCCGCTGAACTGCGGGCGCTCAGACGACCGGGCGCTCGGGGAGGGCCGGACATGAGTGAGCAGAGAACCGATTTCTTGGGTATCGACAATGACCTCGAAGCCTTCAGGTTGCTGGACCTGATTGACGCGGAGTTCCGCACCGATCCACAGAGCACGGCCTGTTTCGATCTCCGCATCGTCGCGCGGCGCCGCCGTCTTGAGCGCCTCGGTGAAGTTCCACCGCTTCTCACTGGGATGGCAGGACATGAGTGAGCAGCAAAAGGGCGACGGGCGGGACGAGCTGCGGATGGATCCCTGTTTCGGACAGTGCGGCATCGTCGACCTGCGTACCGCGCTGACGCAGGCCATCGCCGAGCGGGACACCCTGCGCGCCCGACTGGCCGAGGGACTGGAGGTGATCGAAAACGGCCTGCCCACGTACGAGACACAGCAGATCGAGTCCATGTCAGGGCTCGAGGGGAATGGGGAGTGGGTGTCGGTGGAGTCTGATGCATGGCAACGGCTCTGCGCCCTGCTCGGCGCTGAGGGGAAGTGAGTAGGGAGGGCAGGACATGAGCCACGACATACCCCTTGCTGTGACGATCGAGGACGGGGCGCTGGTGGTCCGCATCGGGATCGCTACGTTGGCGCGCGCTGTTGTGTGGTCGGACTGGGCGAACCCGTACGATGATTCGACAGGGGACTACGTCAGGAATTTCGCCATTGTGGACGCGTCGGAGTTTGCAGATGACGTGCGCCGCGCGATGCTGTCCGAGCGCGAAGACGGATCATCTCAGGTGACTGATTTCCTTGACAAGATGAGCCAGAACGCCGTTGATGATGGAAGCCTCGGACTGCACGAGGACTTCGACCACCGGATCAAACACGGTGAGACGTCGCCGTTGGAAACATGGGCGGCCACCACAGGAGCGACGACCGGGCGCTCGGGGAGGGCCGGACATGAGTGAGTATCTCGACTCCGACGAGAACGTGAAGGCGATGCGCGACACCGCCCGCACCATCGGGCTGACGCAGCTGTTGATCGACATTGCGGGGTCCCCCGCCACGATGGCCGGCGAGGACTGCGAGCGGGTAGGGGAGGCGCTGGACCTGCTCGGCGTTACGGAGGACGAGATCCATGCGGCGATCTCGGCGCTCGGGGAGGACCGGACATGACGACCACCAACACACCCCCTTATAGGGACCTCCGTCGCCTCGCCGCGGCTATCGACACACTCCTAGCCGAGGATCCGGGCCACGGGCCGATCGCGTCCTTAGACCTCGCGCGGAGCCATTGAGAAGCCATGACGGTGATCTGGTCTGGCACGGTGGACGTCGCCTGGCAGCGCGCGCAGCAGCGGCCCGCGCCTGCGCTGCAGTCCTACGCCTCGCGCTCACAGCAGGTCGTGGCCTATCTCGAGCAGCAGCCGGCCACCTTACGGGAGATCGCGGCGGGCTGCGGGATCGACTACGGGGCGGCGGGAAACGTTCTGGGCGGACTGCTGCGGGGTGGGTATGTGGAGCCCACTGGGCAGTCGACGCAGGTGGCTGGCGGGCGGCCGGCGCGGGTGTATCGCGCGAGGGAGCAGCCATGAGCAGCACAGTGTGGGTGGTCGCGCGTGGTGAGTACTCCGACTACCGCGTGGTGGGTGTGTTCTCGTCGCAGGAGCACGCGCAGCTGATCGCGGACGCCATTAACGCCTCATCAGGCGGCGGATTCGATAAGGCGACCGTGGCGGCCCGGCCTCTCGATCCCGGCGTTGGCTGGATCTGTGAGACTGGTGAATGGGACACCGATCGCGGGCAGTAAACGACCGACCGCAGAAACGCTGAAAGCTGTCCGCCTAAAGGCGGAGGTATCACACCTGGAGCCAGGATCATGAAGGGCCACCGCACCGTCGATCGTCCGATCCGTGATCTTGCGACGCACGACGCCGCCGCCTGCACGGTGTCCGTCGTCGCGGAGTATCTGGAGTGCGACGAGCGCACGGTGCGCCGCATGATTCGCGGCGGACACCTGTTCGCGTTTCGGGTGGGGCCTGAGTGGCGCGTGCCGACGAGCGAACTGCGGCGCATGTTTCCCGTGGAACGTCATTCGACGGCATCCTGATACATCTGTCGACATCTCCGGCACAAACTTCTCGTAGTCATCGGCGGTTCTCGGCACACTAGGAGCCGAGCGCGCGTGGCAGCCTGCTCGCCTCAGTCCGCCGATGATGATCCTGACGCTCTTCGTGTGCCGTGGCTGACAACGTCGCGATCACAGCTGGCAGTGGCACGGCCGTCGCGGCCGACGACATCAGCTCGGTCTGGCATCAGCGCGTCAAGGTGCAGCACGGGGCCGACGGCAGCGCCACGGACACGAGCGCGGCGGCGCCCCTGCCGGTCACCGAATCCACGAGCGTCTCGACCCATCACCTAATTGCGGCGGGGAGCGGCGACGCGACGAGCGTCAAGGCGAGCGCGGCGCAGCTGCGCGGGGTGCATGTCTTCAACGCGGAGGCGGCCGCGATCAGCGTCAAATTCCACAACACCGCTGGGAGTCCCACGCCGGGATCTGGCGTCGTATTGTCGGTGCGCGTGCAGGCGGGCTTCGCGCGCGACATCACGTTCGAGGGCAACGGCCGCGCGTTCGCGACGGGCCTCGGGATGACGGTGGTCACAGAACTCGCGGACGCCGGATCGACTGGCGTCACGGCTGGCAGTGTCGAGATCGAGGTGGTGTATGTGTAGACGACTCCTACTGCTGGCGTGCGTGTGGCTCGTGGCGAGTCCGGCGCTTGCGCAGATCCCCGTCGACAGTGAGCTGGCCGCGGCGGCGGCGGCGGCCGACACCTTCGCGAATCCCACGACCGCGCCCACCTTGAGCTTTTTGATGCGGTGGAACGGGACGACGTGGGATCGGTGGGATGGTGTCGTCACCGTGACAGACGGGGCTGGCGCGCTTAATGTCATTTGCGACTCGGGATGTGGCGGTGGTTCTCAATACGTGGAGGACGCGCCGGAGACGGCCGGATCAAATCTCACCATGGCTGGTACCGTGCGTCGTGACACGGCCGCGTCGAGTGCGGGCACCGCTGGAGATAACGCGACACTGAATACCGACGCCACGGGGCGGCTGTGGGTGACGGGTGACGTGACTGCTTCTGCCACAGACCTGGACGTGCAGTCGGGCGGGGCGGACTTGGCGACGACGACGCAGGCGGCAGCTATCGAGACGGCGGTGGAGGCTATTCAGACGGCGGCCGAACTGATCGACAACGCGGTCTCAGGGTCGGGATTCAACATCAGCCAGATTGGAGGCGTGGCGCCCACATCTGCACGCTGCGACGACGACGCGAAGATCACGACGGTCAATATCAACCTCACTGCTGGCACCGGAAACACTGAGATCGTGGCGCTCACGACCGATGACGTGGTCTACGCGTGCGGATGGAGTCTCCAGGTCGGCGGGGCCGACACGACGCAGTGGATCACCGGCACGGGCACGGCGTGTGCGACGGGAGAGACCGACAAGATCACGTACGGCTTCGCGGCGGACGGAGACGGCATCTCGGTTCCAAACACGGGGCATGTGCAGTGGAAGACTGCCGCGAGCGCAGCCGTCTGTCTTGAGCGTACATCTTCGGTTTCGGTGGTTGGGTATTTGGCGTATGTCAAAGAGTAGCCGACAACTGCTTGTCGCGCTGCTCGCCACGCTGGTGGTGACGTGGGGGGAGTGGTGGACGTGGCCAGTGGCCATCCTGCGTGCGGCCCCGGTCATCGTGCAAACGAAGGTGACGGCGGCAGCCACGATCAGTAGCGCTGGTACGAATGCCTCCTTCGACGCGCCGACTGCCGCAGGAAACGCCGTGATCGTCTGCGTGGCGCAAGGCGCTACCGGGGGGTCTGCAACGATCGCGGTGTCAGACGCTACGAACGGCACGTACGCCAACGACGTGCTCCGCAACAATGCTGGCAACAGCCGCACGGCGGCCATCCGGTCCTTTCGCAATGCGGCCAGTATCAGCACGGTCACGGTCACGCCGGCGACGAGCGGCACAGGGGTCATCTTTCTCCGCGAGGTCAGCGGCCTAGACAACGGGGCATCGGTGCAGACCGACAACCAGGTCAACACGAATACGACGGACATGCGGAGTGGGGCGACCGGGCTCAGTGGTACAGGGTTCGGCGTGACGTGCGCTCAGAAGAATGCCGGTAACTCCAATACCGAGGGTGGCGCATGGACGGAGCTGACCACGACGAACTTATCACGCTATTCACAGCATCAGATTGGCACGCTTGCGACTGATGATGGCCCGTGGACGAGCGGTGTCTCAACGGACGATTCAGACGCGGTGATGGCACTGTTTGCAGAGGCGGCTACCGCTGGTGGTGGTTGCCTCCTCGGTGGGGGGTTCCTGTGTTGAGGTTCGCAGCGGCGGCACTCATCGTGCTGTGCACGGCGGCTCCTGCGTGGGCCACGACCTACTACGTGTCCAAGTCCGGCAGCGACGCCAACTCATGCGCGACGGCGCAAGCATCGGATGCCTCGGCAAAGCTCACCATCGACGCAGGGATCGGCTGTCTGGCCGCGGGCGACACGCTGATCGTGCAGGCCGGCACGTACTCCGACTCCGTGTCGTGCGGCGGCGTGACGGCGCTTGTCTGTATGGACACGACCGGCTCGTCTGGGATGGTGATTACCATCATCGCGGAGACCCCCTGCACCGGACTGGCGACGGCCACGCCATCCTGCGCGACCATCCTAGACGCCAACGAGACGATTGACGAGTGCGCCATTCCGACCTCGACCGTGAGCTACTGGCGCATCGAAGGATTCAAGATCACAGAATGTGAAAAGAACGGAGTGATCCTGAATGCCTCGGGAGACAACTTCGAGATTGTCGGGAATTGGTTCTATCACATCGCGCGCGTCTGCACGGCTAGCGCGTTCGGCAACACCGGGATCTTCTCGTCGCGGAGCAATGTGCTCATCGAGGGCAACCGGTTCGAAGAGATTGGGCGCCTGGCGAATGGCGAGGACGGGTGCGCCGAGACGATTGTGAATCTCGACCACGGCATTTACCTGAGCGAAGGCGCGAACGTCGACATCCGTAATAACGTGTTCCTGGCCCATACGCGAGGGTGGGCGATCCAGTGCTTCTCGTCAGTTGAATCGAACGTCGTGAGTGATTCCACGATCCAGAACAACACATTCTCTGGCGCGAATCCGTTTCGCAACGGGCACGTCATCATCCATGTGGACCTGACGACGGTGGACATCGCGAACAACATCTCGTCGGACCCCACCGGCGCCTTCCTCCGCGTCTACAACTCGGACACCTACACATCCGTGACGGTGCGCAACACCTTGCCGTTCGCCGTCGACGACATGATCGTCAATCAAAGCGAGGTCGGGTATACGCCCACGGGCTTCACGGTGAGCGGCACGCTGGCCGACGCCAACCCTGAGTTCCAAGGCGCGGGATTCGAACTCCAGGAAACATCGCCAGCGATTGACGCCGGTCTCACCCTGGCGGCGGTGACGACGGATGTCAACGGCACGTCGCGTCCCCAGGGAGACGCCTACGAGATCGGCGCGTACGAGTTCACGCCGTCGCCGCCGAATCCTCCGGTGAACCGCTTCCGCATTCGGGGGCTCCGATGATTGGGCGGCTCGCGCTCTGTCTCTGGCTGCTGCCGACGCTGGCCGCGGCGCAATCGCACCCCTGCGACGGGCCGTATCCCTCTGACGGCGGCACCCTCCAGGAAGGGCCGTACACGCTGCGCTGGTGCTTCTCGGAGCTTGACCGGCGCGGGACACCGACGACGGTGACGGCCTGGGCGGTCTACTCGAGCGGCACGCGCGAGGTGCTCCAGGCCAGTGAAGTCACAGCGGGCACGGCCAATGCCTTCGGGCTGCGGCTCTATTCGGCGCCGGTCGTGGTGGACGTGGTGGACACGCCGCCGCGCTGGAGATTGCGGCGATCAACGCGATTGGCGAGGGGCCGCGCTCGTCGGCGCTCTCGCTCACGGTCACGGCGGCCCCGGACGTGCCGAGTGCGCCGCTGATTCTAGGCGTGCAGTGATGATCGCGACGATTTACGGCCCTATGGACGAGGCCACGTTGACGCGCCGAGAGTCTGTCGAGCACGGCGTGCGTGTGGTGTCGTATTACCTGGCTGATGAACTGGTCCACCGGTCGGCCGCTGTCGGCCTTATGGGGTTGGCCTTGATTGGGCGCACGGCATGAAGGAGAAGACGATGTATCTACAGACCTCGATTGGCCTGCTCGCGCGCGACCTTCTGACGCGTGATGAGCAGTGCCTGGACAATGACCACGAGCGCACGCAGAGTGTGGCGTATCGCCTGCGCCGGCCACTGCGCCTACCAGATGGGCGGCTCGTGCTGCCGGACGACGTGGTCAAGCGCAGCGCGCATGTGACGCTCAAGGAGTGGCCCGCCGGCATAGACGCCGACATAGCGCGCCTCATTCACCGCGGGCTCACGGGACCTGGCATCACGCCGTCCGGCGCGGAGCCAGGGCGGCCGTCGCGTCGGGCGGTGCAGTCGCTGGCGGCACGTCTCGGTATCCGGTGGGCCAATTCGCAGGCCATGTGCTCGGCGTTCAAGATGGAGGTGCTGAACGGGAGCCATGCCTTCGGCGCGCAGGGCGCCAACGCCGTCCGCACGGTGACGACCAAAGACACGTTCATGATGGCGCTCTACCTTGCGACCGCGTCGCGCGGGGCAGGTGACACCGTCTACAACACCACGGGTGAGCTGGCCGGCACCGGTAACTACACGCAAGGCGGCGCGGCTGTCACCAACGCGACCGCGCCGGCGCTGGACAGCACGACGGCCCACTGGACGCCGTCCGCCTCGGTATCCTGGACGAATCTGACCTCGAGCGGCGCCTTCGACGCAGCGCTGCTCTACAACGACGCCTCGACGAGCAAGCTGGCGTGTGCGGTCTTCACCTTCAGTTCACAGTCGATCACGGCCGGCACCTTCTCGCTGACGATGCCGACCAACGACGGAACGACGGGGCTCATTCGGATCGCGTAAGCACACATAATGGCCACGCGCTTCTACCTCCCCTCGACCGGCGCGGCGGCCGTCTCCGTCACGCCGGATACCGGGTGGGCGAATACGTCGCTGGCGGAGTCCGCGTTGGCGTGCGTCACCACGCCGATTGGCTCCGCGATGGCGACGATCACAGCGGATGACAACAACAACGCGGATCAAGACGTCCTAAAGCAGCAGTACGTCTCGGCGCCTCTCTCGGCGCAAACGATCAGCGCGCAGACGCTCGCATACCAGATCCGCGCGTCAGAAGTCGATGCCAGCTTCAACCTCGTCACGTCCATCGGCGCCCGCGTCGTGAGCAATGACGGGAGCACCGTCCGGGGGACGCTCCTGGCGGTCACGCGTGACGACACGGAGATGTTGGCGTCGCCGACACCTCTACACGAGAATCGCCGTCTCACGGCGACGACCACGGAGGTGACGGCCCAGGACGGCGATCGGCTCGTGATCGAGCTTGGCGGCGGTGGCGATCCGGCGGGCGGCGGGGATCACGATTTCTCGCTGCGGATTGGCGATGGCGCGGCTGGGGATCTAGCCGAAGACGATACCTCCACCACGGACGACAACCCGTGGGTCGAGTTCGCGAATACGCTGACGTTCCAGGGTGCCACGGCCGCCCTCACGAGTGTGGCGAGCACCGGGGCGCGTGGCGTGCTGGTCGCGGCGCTGGCCGTGGCGCTCTCCGGCGTCCTCGGGACGGCGGCGGCCGGCACGCTGACACCGACGCTCATCACCGAGATTGCCATCACCGGCGAGTCGGCGACGGGCGCGACGGGCACAGTGTCCGTCCTGGCCTCGCGTCTCCTGTCCAGCGTGCTCGCCACCGGCGCGACTAGCGCTCTTGTCCCCACCGTCGGCGTCCCCCTGTCCGGGGTGCAGGCCACGGGCTCCGTCGGCACGCTCACGCCGGCCGTAGCACAACTGCTCGCTGGCGAGGATGCCGTCGGGGCACTAGGGACGCTGACGCTGACCGCAGACATCGCGCTGACCGGTGCAGCAGCGACAGGGACTGTCGGCACGCTGACGCCATCGCAGGCGGCCGAGATGCCCGTGACCGGTGTCTCAGCGACCGGCACGCTTGGCACACTCGCGCTCACGCGCGACGTGTCGCTGACCGGTGCAGCGGCCACAGGTCAGCGTGACACGCTCACCCCCGTGCGCGCCGCGGATCTGGTCGGTGAGGCGGCCGTTGGCGCCCCTGGCAACCTGGCGGTCGTCGTCGATCGGCCGTTGTCAGGGGTCGATGCGGCGAGCAGCGTCGGCACCCTCAGTACCACGCAGGACGTCGCGCTGTCCGGAGAGGCAGCGACCGGCACGGCGGGGACACTGACGCTGTCGCAGGCGGTCCCGCTGCTCGGCACATCCGCCACGGGCGCCACGGGTGCTCTGAGTGTCGGGGGGTCGACGCTCCCGTCGCCCCTGTTGGCGGTCATTGTCGTGGTGCCTGTAGACGTGGCGGCGATTATCGTGGTCGAAGACGTATGAGTAGCCAGATTACAGCCGGCGGGCAAATCTCTAAGGACCCGAGCGATAAACGCGTGCTGGGGTTCAACTGGGCCTCGTGGCTGGCCGCGACGGCTGAACTGGTGGACAAGGGCACCTTCACTGTCAGGGCTGTCCAGCCCCGGGAGGATCCAGTGACGTTGACGGTTGATCAGGATTCCCTCCTCACGGGCAATCAGAGCGTCCAGTTCCGCCTCGTTGGCGGTCGCAGGGGCACGCGCTACAACGTGGCCCACAAGATCACGACCAATGAATCCCCCGCCCAAGAAGCGGAGCGCTCGTTCTACGTGCTCGTGGAGGATCAGTAGTAGGATGCCGGCGGCCATGCAACGGAGCTGCGGCGGCCAGGGCGGCACCTGCCCACACTTCGTCACCGGACGGGGACGGTGCCCAGCCTGTCAGGCACAGCACCAGCGCGTCTACGACGACCGTCGTGGCAGCGCCGCCTCCCGGGGCTACGGGCCCCGCTGGGCCAAGGTCAGCAGCGGCCTGCGCCGACGCCAGTTGCGCTGGTGTGGGGACACCATGCCCGGGGTACCGACGACAGGGGACAGTACATGCCCACAGGAGGGCGTGGGCCGCGTGCCCTCGCGGGTGGTCGACCACATCGTGCCGGTGACCGGGCCGAAGGATCCCCGATTCTGGCAGCCGGCGAACTGGGCCGGACTGTGCGCCACCTGCCACGACAGGAAGCGAGGACGCGAGGCGCACGGCGCGAGGGGGAGAGGGGTGGGTCCGGAACATGAACGGTAAAGGCCAGGAGACCGCCCGGGTCAGGCTGCGCGCCTGAAAGGCGAACCAGTGGATCAGGATAGGCCGTAGGAATCAGTCAGGAATCAGTCAGACGATGCCGAGAGGTGGACGCAGGGTGGGGGCCGGCCGGAAGCGGACGTGGCCCAGAGACGCGGCGGGGCGGGTGATTCGACACCCGTCGTCTGCGGTGATGCGCGGGGCGGTGCCGCCGGAGGCGCCGCTGACGGTTCCGGCCGGGCAGTTTCTCCCGCCTGCAGTGGTGGTGGAGCCGCCCGTGGATCTGCCGCCGGCGGCTCGGCTGGTGTGGGACCGGCAGGCGCCGCACGCCATGGAGCAGCGGACGCTGACGGCGGCGACGGCGTTCGCCTTTGGGCGGTACTGCCAGGTGGTGGCGGCCGAGCAGGACGAGGCCAAGAGCACGGCCCGCGGCGGGGCGAATCACCGAGGGCTGCTGAAGCAGTTGGAGAGTTACGAGCAGCGGTTCCTGCTGATTGCGATGGCTCGGCCCATGGCGGCCCCAGCCCCGGCGGTGGTGGACGAGGATGAGGAGTTCTTCGGTGGGCACGGTCGCCGCGCCTGACGTCACGGCAGGCGGCGGCTGGTGGGGCGGCGGGGAGCCGCCGGACCGGCGGTGGCCGGGCGTCACGATTCGGATCGATGACGTCAGGGGCCGCTATCGGTTCGACGCGGCGGCGGCGGATCGCGTCTGCCGGTGGTTCCCGAAGTACTGCAGCCACAGCAAGGGTGAGTTCAATGGGGCCGCGTTCGACCTCCTTCCCTACCAGGCGCAGCTCATTCTCCGGCCGTTGTTCGGGTGGATCTCGTCAGAGACCGACCTTCGGCGATTTCGCAAAGCGTACATCGAGATCCCAAAAAAGAATGGGAAGACCCAGTTGATTGCCGGCCTGGCGCTGTACATGCTGCTGGCCGACCAGGAGCCTGGGGCGGAGGTGTACGTGGCGGCGGCGGACCGGGATCAGGCGCGGATCCTGTTCCGGGCCGCGGTGGCGATGGTGGAGGCGAACCAGAGCCTGAAGGATCGGGTGGTCGTCTATCGCAACCAGATCGTCAAGGCGGACGACCCGAGCGCGTTTTTTCAGGTGCTCTCGGCGGAGGCGGCGACCAAGCACGGCCCAAACATCCACTGCCTGATCATCGACGAGCTGCACGCGCAGCCGAACCGGGAGCTGTTCGAGACATTGACGCGCGGCGTCATCGCTCGGCGCCAACCACTCATCATGTTGATCACGACGGCTGGTGACGATGACGAGTCGATCTGCGCCGAAGAATATGACTACGCGAAGAAGGTTCTGAGCGGCACGATTGACGACGAGCGGCACCTGCCTGTGATCTTTGAGGCGGACAAGGATGCAGACTGGCTGGATCCGTCTGTGTGGCATCAGGTCAATCCCGCGCTTGGCGACACGATTCAGGAGTCGGCTATCGCCGGTTTCGCGCTCGAGGCCCAGAACGAGCCGCGCAAGCGAAACGACTTCCTGCGGTATCACCTGAACCGCTGGGTGAATCAAGCGACGGCGTGGATTCCGATCGAGTGGTGGGACGCCTGCCAGGACGAGACGCCGGACGCGGATCTGGTCACGTTGGACTGTGCGGCCGGGTTGGACCTCGCGCAGAAGATCGACCTGGCGGCGTTCGTGGTGGCGTTCCGGCGGATGCTGGATGGCTCAGTGGAGCAGGTGACCGTCACGGAGAAGGACGAGGCGAGCGGCGAGGCGCTGACCAAGTCGATCGACCTGAACTACGCGGTGTTCGTCCGTGCGTGGTTCTGGATTCCCGAGGAGACGATGCGGGAGCATGAGCGCACGGACGGGATCCCCTATTCGGAGTGGGCACGGGCGGCGTTCGTGACGGTGACCGAGGGCGCCAGTATCGACTACAGCCGGATCTATCGCGACATCACCACAGAGATCCTGCCGCGGTTCCCGAAGCTAAAGCAGGGACTCATCGGCTATGACCCGGCCTTTGCGACCGACATCGCGCAGCAGCTCCGGGACCGCGCGGGGCTGAAGGTCCATGAAGTGCTCCAGAACTACACGCACATGAACGAGCCGTGCTACGTGACCGAGGCGCTGATCAAGAGTCGCCGGGTGCATCATGACGGGCACCGGACGCTGCGGAATCACTGGGAGAACGTGGCGGTCAAGCACGATGACGCGCGGCGGATTCGGCCGGTGAAGCCGAAGAAGCGCTCCAAGCACATCGACGGTGTCGTGGCGACGTTGATGGCGCTGAAGGGGCTGATGTTGATGCCCCCGCGTGGGAAGCGGAAGATTGGAGCCTTCGTTGTTTAAGCGCTGGTCGGCGGTGTCCGGCCTGGTGGATCGGAGCGACGTCCTCACGAGTCTGGGCGTGATCGTGATCGCGATCGGCCTCTGGGACGTCTATCGTCCGGCCGCGTTCGTGGTGGCTGGCCTGGTGCTGGTGTGGTGCGGCCTCCCGCCGCGTCCTCCGCTGATTCGGAAGGGCTGACGATGGGATTGCTCTCACAACGGGGTGTCTGGTCTGGGGGGTTCTCGTTGAAGGATCCCGCGCTCGCGGAGTTGTTCGGGTCGGGCACGCGGACCCTTGCGGGTCCGCTCGTGAATGAGCTGACGGCGTTCGCCTGTGCGGCGTTTTGGGACGGGGTGCAGCAAATCAGCTCAGACGTGGCGAAACTACCGCTGCACCTGATGAAACGCCGGCAGAACGGTGGGAGCGACCACTTCACGGACTCCAGATCCTACAAACTGATGAAGTATTCGCCGAACCCAGAGATGCGGTCGATGGTGTTCCGGCGGACCATCACGTCGCACGCGCTGGTGTATGGGAACGGCTACGCGGAGATCGTGCGGAACCCGCTGCGGCAGCCGACCGCGCTCTGGCTCCTGCATCCGAAGCGCGTGCAGCCGTTCTACGAGTCCCCGGAGAAGGGCCAGAAGCGTCTCCGCTACCGGATCGACGGAGAGCAGGTGCTCGACCCGACCGACATGCTGCATATCCAGGGTCTCGGCGACGACGGGGTGGCTGGGTTCAACGTGGTGGGCATTGCGCGTGAGGCGCTTGGGCTCTCGCTCGCCTCGCAACAGTTCGCGGCGGCGTTCTTCGGGAACGGGACGCGCTTCGGCGGGGTGCTCTCGACCGATCTGGATCTGGACGAGGAGCAGGAGCAAGGCATCCGGACGCAGATCGAGGCGTTGCACGCCAAGGCGGACAAGGCGTTCCGTCTGCTCATCCTGGGCGGGGGGTTCAAGTTCGAGTCCAGCGGCGTGAATCCGAACGAAGCGCAGATGAAGGAGATCCGCGACCAGCAGGTCACCGAGATCGCGCGGTTCCTGAACATGCCACTCCATAAACTGAAGCTCGCCACGCCGGGGGCGGTCAGCTATGCCTCGGTTGAGATGTCCGATCTCGACTACTACAAGGGCTGTCTCCTGAACTGGATCCAACTCTGGGAAGAGGAGTTGAACGCGAAGCTCGTGGCGCCACTCGAGGTCGGGCGGCAGTATTTCAAGCACAACGTCAACGGCTTTCTCCGGGCGGACTTCAAGACGCGCCAGGACGGGCTCGCGATCATGCACGACCGCGGCGTGATCAACGCGGACGACTGGCTCGAATTGGAGGACATGAACCCACAGCCAGACGGCCAGGGCCAGATGTATCTGGTCCAGGGCGCGATGGTGCCGAAAGACAAGGTCTCGGCGATGGCGGATGCCCGGATCGCGAAGGATACGCCGCCGCCGGCGCCTGACGACCAGCTCGTGCAGGACCTCGACGCGAAGGCGGCGCGCGCCGAGGCGATCGCCGAGGAGGCGCGGACGGCCTACCACCAGGAGCACGATCTGCGGGTCGCGGCTGAGGCCACTGCTGGGGCGACCCAGGAGGAGGTGTCGGTGCGGCGGGCGGCTGAGGGGCAGGCACTCGCCCGGGCCACGACGGCGGAGATCCTGGCGACGGACCTGCGGCTCGAGGCGGAGTCGCAGGCGGCGCGCTGTGCCGCGGCTGAGGCGGCGCGGGTGCAGGCGGACGAGGACGCGGCGGCGGCCAGGGCGGCCGTGACGGCGTCAGAGGACGCGGCGGCGGCGGCCCGTCTCGCGGCTGAGCAGGCGGACGGCGCCCGCGGACAGATGGTCGACGAGGCGGCGGCCGCTCTCGCGCTGGCGGAGGCGGCCGAGGCACGGGCGATGGATGCCGAGCGCCTGGTGGCTGAGGCGACGGCCGCCACCGACGCGACCGTGGCGGCCCGCCTCGAAGCGCTCACAGCGGAACTGGAGGCCGCACAGGCGGCGGTCGTCGTCGCGCGTCAGGCCGTCGCGGACGCCACCAGCCAGGCCGCCGCAGACCGCGAGGCGCATACTGCGGCGACAGCCCGCGCTGACACGCTATGCCGTGAGGCAGAGGCGCTCAAGCGCCACCAGCGGGACCACCTGGCGGGCGTCCTGGCGGCGCACCGGGCGCTGATCGTCGACGTGGCCCAGCGGCTCGTCGAGCGAGAAGTCGATCGGGCCAAGAGCCGCCAACAGTCCGCTGAGAAGCTCAGGGGCTGGATCGAGACGTTCTACGTCACCTTCGAGGGCACGTTCGAGGAGGCCATCCTGCCGGCCGTGCGCGTGCATGTGGCCTGGAAGCAGTCGGGAGAAGATCCCCGGCAGGTGGCCAGGGATCTCGCGCACGCCCATGTGGAGGCGTCCACGGCACATCTCCGGCAGATGCTCGCGGCTGAGACCTCCGACCTCCAGGTGGCGCTGGCGCGTCTGCTCACCCGCTGGGAGCAAGACCGGCCCGGCCAGATCGCCGACGGGCTCCTGCAGGACGAGATCGCGCATCTGGCCGCACTGGAGCAGGCATCATGATCGAACGAGCCATTGTGCAGGACGTAGTCACGGGGCGGGGCGGGCAGACCGTCCGGCAGTATCAGCGGCCGAAGGAAGTGCGCGCGACGGCGCAACGGCTGGCGAGCTGGCGCACCCGCACGCCCGAGCGGTGCGTGGTGTGCCACGAGACGGACGCCTCGGTCATTCGGAGCGGGCAGCCGTTGTGCCTCACCTGTCGTGCGGGCGCGGAAAGTCGGGCCGTGGCGGTGTTCTCCGAGCGGGGCGTGCTCAGGCCGGCCCCGACCAGACACCATGACCCGGAGGCCGTGGGGATCGTCGGGCACTTCATCGTCTTCAATAGCCGCAGTGTGGATCTGGGCGGCTTCACGGAGATCATCCGGCCGCCGGCCGTGGATCGGTCGCTGGCGGACGGGCATGACATCCGCGCGCTCTGGAGCCATGACACGTCGCAGTCCCTCGGGCGGACGGGTCCGCGCACGCTGCAGCTCCGGAAGGACCGCACGGGGCTGTATGGCGCCATTGATACCCCGCGCTGGGCCGAGCACTACCTGGAGACGGTGGAACGGGGCGACGTGACGGCGGCCTCGTTCGGGTTCCGCGTGCTGGAGGACGAGTGGATCTTCGCCGACGACCTGATCCTGCGCGAAGTGTTGGATATGGAGCTGATCGAAGTGTCACCAGTGGCCTTCCCGGCGTATCCCGAGACGAGCATTCGCGTGGAACGGCTCTCAGCCCGGCGGGAGCGGGAGACCCTGACACACATCCAGGTGGCGCAGTGAGCAGACGCCGCGGACGTCCGCCGCTGTCGGCGCACTATCCCAACGAACGGGTCGACGTGCGGATCCCTGAGCCCTTGTATGACGCGGCCTGTCGCGAAGCCGTGAAGCGTGACATCTCGCTGCCGGCACTGATCCGGATCGGCCTTGCACGACTTTTGACGTTACAAAACCAGCCGACGCCGTCGCCCCACGTACACTGACGCCTAACTCTGGATCGTGGTGGAGGTGGGCGGCCCATCTGTGCTGTGGTCTGACAAATAAGCCCACCCTCGGACGCCGAGTGTGGCTTCGAACGTGGCGAATGTTTATTCGCCTGCGAAGCCTCGCTTCACAGGTGCGTCCCGCACTCGTGGTCGATCGGCCCTTCCCAGGCGGAAAGGGACGAACGGCAATGACCATCGAAGAGCTCCTCACCAAGAAGCGCGAGATCGTCGCGTCCGCGAATGAGATCCGCGACCGGGTCTACAAGGACCAGGCCGGCGAATGGCGCGGCGACGACACGAAAAAGTTCGACGAGCTGATGACCGAGTCGGATCGGTTCTCCAGCGAGATCGCCAGGGTCGGGAAGCTCAACGAGGCCGAGCGGAGCTTGGAACAGACGACCGAGCCCAACGAGCGTCGGACGGTGTCCAAGCAGTCCACGCCGGAGCGGTCCTCCTCGTCGGCGACGAAGCCCTCCAAGGAGGATCGGGCGCTGGCGATGCACGGCTGGTTTGGGGCGGCCACGATGGAGTCGGCCGAGCGGGTGACCGACCGTCACCGCGAGGCGGCCCACCGGTGCAACATCAGCCTCGACCAGAAGTCCCTGCGGATCCGCCTCGCCCCCGAGGCGTTGCGGGGCACGGATCCCAGTGCGATCCGATCGTGGGAAGAGCGTCTGACGCAGGTCGACATCGTCAGCCCGGATCTCGGTGGTCACTACACCGTGCCGGACGAGATGATGCGTCCCCTCGAAGTCGCGCTGCTGCAATACGGTGGGATGCGCCGCGTGGCGACCGTCATCCGCACCACGACCGGCGCCGCGCTGCCGATCCCGACGCTGAACGACACGTCAAACTCTGGCGCGATTCTCGGGGAGGGTCTAGAGCACGACGAGCTGGATACGACCTTCCTCCAGTTGGTCATGGATTCGTACAAGTACACCTCGAAGCGGGTGCCGGTGTCCGTGGAGTATCTCCAGGACAACGCGATCAACTTCGTGGGGCGGATCGGGTCGATCCTCGGTGAGCGTATCGGGCGCATCACCAACGCGCACTTCACCACGGGCACGGGCAACAGCCAGCCGAAGGGCATCGTGACGGCGGGATCGACGTCTGGCGTGACGGCGGCCTCGGCGACGGCGGTGACCTACGACGAACTCATCGACCTGAAGCACTCGGTGGATCCGGCGTATCGCGACCAGGGCGCGCAGTTCATGTTCAGTGACGCGGTGCTCAAGGTGCTGAAGAAGATCAAGATCCCGCAGTTCTCCGGGGACACCGCGGGACAGCCCCTCTGGCGTGCGGGGCTGAGTGCGGGTGAGCCCGACACCATCGACGGGGACGGCTACGTCATCAATCAGCAGATGCCGGCGCCGACCACGGGGCAGAAGGCGCTGCTTTACGGCCTCCTGAGCAAGTACCTGATCCGCGACGTGCGCGACGTCACGCTGGTCCGCCTGGACGAGCGGTACGCCGAGTTGGGCGTGGTGGCTTTCCTGGCGTTCTCGCGTCATGACGGCGACCTGCTCGATGCGGGCACGAAGCCGGTGAAGTACCTGACGATGGGGTAATCGGGTCGTCGTGAAGATCCGATTTCGCACATCGGTCGGGGGTCCGTCCTTCGCGTATATGGAAGGGCAGACCCTCGATCTGCCGACCCCGATCCCGGTCATGTTCCAGAACTGGATCCGGAAGCGGGTGATCGAAGTGGTACGCGACGACGGCCCAGATGTGGCCGTCGTCGACGTCCCGGAACGTGCGGTGTTGGTTCGGCGCCGCCGCGGGGGCCGTCGTGCCTCGGCTGTGGCCGGGTAGCACGGTGGTCTGTCTCGGCGGTGGGCCGAGTCTGACATCCGAGGATGTGGCGGCCTGTCGCGGACAGCGGGTGATTGCGATCAACGACGCCTATCGCCTGGCCCCGTGGGCCGACGTGCTCTACGCCGCCGACGCGCGCTGGTGGCGGTGGCATCGCGGGGTGCCGACGTTCACGGGCCTGAAATACAGCCTGCAGCGGGATGCCGCGCATTGGGGAGTGACGATCTTGCAGCACACCGGCGACCAGGGGCTGGAGACGGCACCGACCGGCCTACGCACGGGGCAGAACGGCGGCTATCAGGCGATCAACCTGGCCGTGCATCTCGGCGCCACGCGGGTCCTGCTGTTGGGCTACGACATGCAGGTCGGTCCGGCGGGTCGTACGCATTGGTTCGGACACCATCCCGATCACAACGTCTCCCCGTATCACACGTTTTTGGCGCGCTGGCCGTCGATCGTGGCGCCGCTCCGCGCGTTGGGTGTTAAGGTGCTCAACTGTTCGCGGGAGACGGCGCTGACGGTGTTCCCGCGCGTCTCGCTCGAGGAGGCGTTGTGGTGCCCGTGACCTACGTGGTGCCCGGAGAACTGACCTCGCCGAAGTTCGGCCTCGCCTTTGCGCTCGGGTGTGGGGGGACGGTGGCCCATCCCACCATGCTTCGCGCGGGAGACTTCGCGGCGTTCTGCACACCGCCGGTATGGCCCCTCCTGCGACAGGCCCAAGCGGAGGGGCGCGGTTGGTACTACGGGGATCATGGGTATGTCGGCCGCGGACGATATTTCCGGATCACGCGGAATGCCTATCAACACGACGGGCGTGGCGATGCAGCGCCGGATCGGTTCAGCGCCTTCGGCCGGCGCGTGCAGGCGTGGCGCACCAGTGGCCAGCATGTCCTCGTGTGCCCGAACTCGGAGACCTACTTCCAGCTGTTCGGGCTGACGGCGGCGCAGTGGGTGCGCGACACCGTGGCGGCGCTCCAGCAGGTGACCGACCGCGAGATCCGTGTGCGGTGGAAGACGACCGCTGTGCCGATCCTGTCGGACCTTCGTGACGCTTGGGCGCTGGTGACGTTCAGCTCGGCGGCGGCGCTCGACGCCCTGATCGCCGGGGTGCCGGTGTTCAGCTTGGCGCCGTGGTCGGCGGCGGCGCGCATGGGGCGGTCGTCGGTGGCCGAGATCGAGGCGCCGGCCTATCCAGACGACCGGGAACCGTTTTTGTGGAATCTTGCGGCGCAGCAGTTCCGCCTGGACGAGATCGCGTCTGGGTACGCCTGGAGGGTGCTCCATGCGGCCTGATCGCCCTCAGGTCTGGCTCGGGTGGGATGCCAACGAGATCCGCGCCTACGTGGTCGCGGAGGCGTCCTTGCGGCACCACTGCGGGCACTCGGCCGACGTGCACCGGGTCTGCCGGACGGGCCTCTGGGATCTCTATCGCCGGCCGACGAGTGAGCGGCCGGGGCATGTGCTCTGGGATGACATTTCCGGGGCGCCGATGAGCACCGACCATGCCATCGCGCGGTTCTTTGTGCCGTTCCTCATGGACTACCAGGGCTGGGCGTTGTTCGCCGATAGCGATGTGCTCGTCCGGCGCGACGTGCGGGAACTGTTTGCGTTGGCGGATCCGCGGTATGCGGTGCAGGTCGTGGAGCACGGCCCCCTCCGTGGCGAGGGTGTCAAGAAGGGCCATCACGTCCAGATGGCGTATCCGCGGAAGAACCAGTCGAGCGTGATGCTCGTCAACTGCGGCCACCCGTCGAACGCGGCGTTGACCCTGGACGTCGTGAACACCTGGCCCGGGCGCGACCTGCACGCCTTCCGGTGGCTGCGCGACGACGAGATCGGGCCGTTGCCGGCGGCCTGGAACTGGCTCGTGGGCGTGAGTCCTCCCGTCGCCGATCCGGCCCTCGTGCACTTCACGCTCGGGATGCCGTATCTGCCCGGGCACGGTCACGATCCCTATGCGGACGAGTGGTACGAGGTCGCCCGGCTGTCCGGGTATCGGCTTCCCAGAGAGGCGGTGCCGGCGTAATGGGGTGGGGTGATGAGATCCTTGCCGCGGGTCAGGCGCAGCGCCTGTATGAGGCGGACCCCTCGCGCCCGGTGGCGATCTGCGACCAGCGAGGCCGCGTGCGCGAGCATCCGATCTGGCAGGGGAACCCCGCCATCGCGAGCCCGGCGCTGGTCCGGCGTGAGGTGCCCGTGCAGCGGGTGACGAATGCGCCCGGCTGTCGGCCCTACATCGTCTATCCGTTCACGCGGGAGACGGGCTGGACGTTCGACCAGACGTTTCGGGCGAGGGACTATGTCGCGCGGATCTACCTGACGGAGGCTGAACTACGGCGCGGGCTCCACGCCCATGCGACCTACGGGCCCTACGTGCTGATCGAGCCGTTCACCGATCACGGGAACTTCCTGTGGCATCACCAGCGATGGGTCGCGCTCGTCGAGGCGTGTCCCGACCTCACCTTCGTGCAGCACGTCCACGCGGACTCTGTGCGTGTGCCCGGGACCCACCAGGAGCGGGCGACGTTTCGTGAGGCGTGCGGCCTGCTCCTGGGCGCGCGGGCGTATGTGCGCTCGGAGAGTGGCCTGTGTCATGCGGCGGCGGCGCTCGGGGTGCCCACGGTGACGATCTGGGGCGGGTGCATGGATGCCGAGGTGCTCGGCGGGTATCCGCTACGGGTAGACATCGTCGATGCTGGCCCCGGGAGTCCGTGTGGTCGCTGGCTCCGGTGTCAGCACTGCCGGGACGCCATGGCGCGGCTGTCGGTCGATGAGGTCGCGTCTGCGCTTCGGCTGGCCCTGCAGATGGGCGCGGAGGTGGCGTCATGCTGAGGCGCGCGCCCTGGGATGAGGGGCTGGCCTGGCACACGAACCAGATCACGCCGCCACTCGAGCAGCCGCTCACGGTCGCCGTTGTGCGGGACACACACCTGCGGGTGACGAACGGCACGATCGAGGACGACTACATTACGCGGTTGATCCGGACGACGACGCAAGTAGCTGAACGGGTGACGCGCCGGGCGCTGATGCCGCAGACGCGCGAACTCGTGCTCAGTCGGTTCCCTGTCGGGGCTGGGCGGATCGAAGTGCCGTGGCCGCCGCTGATCGAGGTCGTGTCGATCGACTACGTCGACCCGGACGGGACCCCGCAGACCCTGACCGTCTCGCCGCCGCAATATCAAGTCAGTGCCCCGTTCGGCCCGACGTGCGGGAAGGGGGTCCTCGTGCCGGCGCGCGGTGAGACGTGGCCCTCGACGGACGTGGAGACGCCGGACGCGGTCACGGTGACCTTTCGCTGCGGTTACATCGACGGGGGCAGTCCAGAGCAGGCCGCGCCGCCCGAAGACATTGTGCACGCGCAGCTCTTGATGATCGGCGAGATGTACAAGCAGCGGTCGGAGTCGGTGATCGGCTTCGGGATCAGTGTGAACCCGGCCGTGATCCGCGCCCGTGACCTCTGGCGTGAGTATCGGGTGTCCTGATGGCGAGGCGCATGCACCCGATGGAGGCCGGCGAACGCGACCGCTACGTGCAGTTCCTGCCGCAGACGGAGAGTCAGGGGTCGTCGCATTATCCGGTCATGACGGACGGCACGGCGATCGGGGCGTGGGCGCGCAAGGACGATGTGGGCGGGCGTGAGCGTGTAGCAGCCGAGCAGTTGTCCGCGCCCTATACGACGCGCTGGGAGGTGTCCT